ATCTTTACCAAAAGTTGTTTTAGAATTACGCTCAAAAACTTGTTTGGTCGCCATTCTATTATCCTGATCTTTAAAATACACATTATCAACAGATTCCATCTGAGATTGTGCCATTCTTCCGAAGTGCTCATCTCTAGCCTTAGCTTTTTCTGCTGGCATTTTGCATAATAATTGTCCACCAATTTCTATATTTCCCTTTTTTGCCCATTCAGAGCCGTGATCCATCATGGTAATTTGAAGTTCAGGATGATCTTGTAATTCACATGGTATCCACCCCTCTCGAAATCTTCTGGATACATTAGGATTATCAGTTTGACCTAATAAGGCTGTTCTGATGTACCTAAAAACCCAGCCTTCTTGAGGATTTGGGGTAGGTAAATTGGTTGGATTTTCCCAGCTTTCTGTGTGCTGAGTAGCCTCTCGGCTTTCTGTTCCCCTCGGGGTACGCTCTTGGTTTTCAGGAGTATCAGTAGAAACTGCCTCCACTTCATTAGTGTTATTATTTTCTTCTGACATATTAAGTCTCCTTTAATAATTGATTTGCGTATTGCTCAGGACTAATTCCAAGTTGGCGAGCTAGCTTAACTTGTGTCTGAGTAAGACGGATTTGCGAAGGTTTTTTGTTTCCGCTATCCCTCGTTGCGGATGCAACAACTGTTGAAGGTTGTCGTTTAGGTGTTTCTTCTTGAGATACCTCTACCTCTTTAGAAGATTGTACACCAAAAAAAGTAGGAAATTGATTCTGCATAGCCTTATCAACTTCTTGATAATATTCATTAGACTTACTAGCTGGATCAATTCCTTTAGCTTGTAAGCTTTGATCAAGATACATAGCATAAGAAGTCATTTCTTTATGGACAGGTTCACTACCCATAAACCAAGGATTCTTTTGTGCCCATGCTTGCATATCAGGATCAGGCTGTGCCTCTTGTATTTCTCGCTGCGGTAAATTCTGCGCTATCTGTTGTTGGACATTAGCAGCCATATTAGTTGATTGTTGTTCAGCTAATGTAGCTTTTGACAATAACTCTTGAGCCTTTGTCATTTCTTCAGCATTACCTTCTTCATAAGCTTTTTTAAATGCTTCTTGTGCATTTTGTTTTGCCCACAAAGCATTGTTATGTGCTTGTTTATTTAAGACTTCTCCACCTTGTTCCACCATAGCCTGTAACCTCTGGTTCTCTGACATTACAGTCTGTAAGCGTTTAACGGCTTCATGCGACTCTCTTTTAGCAGCCTCTTTTTCTCTACGTTCTTCGTGATACTCGTATTTTATTTTAGCTATTCTTTTTCCAGCTCTATCACTGTAATCAGCTATTTCTTTATCTAAAGTATCATCGTCAACGTCAGAAGAAGAATCTTCCACTTTCTTTGGTCTACGATCTTCTTCAGGAGTGTCATCGACTATTTCGACTTCCAATCCTTCAGGAATCTCATTATTTATTTCTGTTGTGACACCAAAAAATTTGTCTTCTTTAGACATCTTTTGTGATTCATCAACAATAGGTTCTTCATTAATTATCTCTGTACTTGATTCGCTCATGCTCTAACTACTCCCGTTGGATCATCGACAACTGCTTCCACAGTATCGTCATTAATTAAGCGAAACTCTTGTCCGTACATTTTCATGCGAGTGCCAGAGTAAGCACGAAACACAACCCAATCACCTGTTTTACACCAAGGTCCACTCGGAAATCTATTGGCATCTTTATAACATTCAGGTCCTAACTTCATAACGTATCCGCAAATATTACTTACTTCTTCGTCTTTTATAGTTTGGGAGGCTTTAACAATACCACCATCAGTTTTCTCATCCGCCTTTGGCATAACAATTAAAATTCTCCAACCTTTAGGTTCAGGCAGTTGACTTTTAACATCTATGTCAATTTTGGGTGTTTCCACACTTTCTGGCTCAGGTATCTTTGCTTCAGTTTTACTCATAATGTTGCACGACTTTAAGGAGTCGAGTTCCTATTCTTTGAGAACCCTTTCGACATAATCTAAAAGTTCTCGCTCTGCAAGGGCTAAACCCTCGATAACACCAGTCATCTTCTGATACTCACTATAATCTTTGCAAGCACCTGAAGCTATATGATCAGCGTGTTCATTCATCATACCACGCAGCTTCAATTTCATATGTTCTGAAAGTGATAGCTGTGTGATATCATTATTCATTCTTATTGATATCTTTAACTATATCTTTAGCCATGTCAATACCTTTTCGATAATCTTCTCTGGCTTGTTTGTCCTTTAATTGTTCATTCTCTAGCAAATCGCTAGCAGTTTGCTGTCCTATTCTAGCTCCAGCAATTTCTGTTTGAGCAGCAATACGTTCTCTTTCTATTTGATCTCTATTGGCTGCTTTAGTAGCATCTAATTGTAATTTGGCTTGACCCTCTTCAGTCTTACGTTGAAGCTCACCTTCTTTAATGGATATCTCTCTTTCCTTAGCAATTATTAATGGGTCTTTCTGCTGTTCTTCGATTCTTTCCTGTTCTGCTTGTGCTTGAGAAGTCATCAAGACTCTTTGAGCTGCTTCAGCCACTAAACTAGATATACGTTTTTCTACATCTGCTGGTAATGGTTCACCTTCAGGAGGTAACTCAATTCCCATTTCACGCTCAACTTGCTTTCTGTACTTCATTGTTAAATGTTCATTAACGTAAGAAGAAGCTGCTGCAAGAATAGCTGGTGCTTGTGGACTTTGTTGTACAGTTTGCATTATTTCAGGATTCTGTTGAGCAGAAGCAACAACTGCAATATGTGCTTCATGGTCTTGTTCTATAAATGCTTTAACTGGTTTTCCATTGATTAAATTTTGAACAGCAGTTACTGGATCGACTGGCTTAATATCGTCTGTATCAGGAATAATAGCATCTACATCTTCTATGCCTAAGACTTCTAACATTTGTCTGTGCAATTCAGGAAGGTTATACATATCAGGAGAAGATTGTGCCAATTGCATAGCAGCTTGATATTGCATTATCCTTTGAGCCATAGTTGCTGCATTAGGATCAGATACAGGTAATATGTCTACTCTTTCATCAAAGTCTTCAGCTTTAATATATTCTTCCTCATCCATTTCATAAGGATATGCAGGCTCAGTAAAATCTTTAACTATACCTACTAATATATCAAATTCTTTTCTCATAGAAGCATGGAGTCTAGCTTGTACCGCACTCATAACCTTTTGATTTCGTTCAAGTAATGCAAGCGTAGTTCCTACAGGAGCTTGATTATTCATATCTGATATCTTCATGTCAGATATACTGGCAAACCTTCTTCCTTCTTCTACTATGTTTTGTAATAGTTGGTAAAGAGTACCTGATGGTTCTTTGTATGGTAAGAAAGTAATATTGTCTCGAATAGCACCACCTGGTACATCAACATCTCTAAACTCTCCAGGCATTATTGGGGTATCATCGCCTTTTATACGCAAGCCTCTTGCTTTTAAACCACCAGGCAAATTAGATAATGTACCTGCATCAACCAATTGTCTTAGTATAGACGTAGCTGATTTAGCCAAACCACCTACCATGTGTATCAATCCAAACCCATAAAATCCCAATCCTGGTAGATACTGATAATGTACAAAGTGCATTCTTCTAAGCTTCTTAGCATCATCTTCGTAATAATTTCTACGAATACTTAATATAACTCCACTAGGACAATCAATAGTGACAACGTAAGGTATGGCTATACCTGTTTGTTCTCCCTGTTCATCTGTGTCTTCAAACCCTTCTAAGTCTAAATCTACCTGCATTTCTAAGATAGTATGACTTTGATCGTAGTTATAAGTGTCCTGTTCTCCAGTTATATCATTGTATTTCTTCGTAATATCTGAGATATTCTGCGATCCTGCGGGTAAATCTACATCTCTATAGAAGCCATTGACTTGCATCTTTCTAATTGTATTAGAAGATTTACGCATTACATGAGTAGCACGTTCACAAGTTTCTAAATCGCTAGCACCATAATTAACTACTACATCTTCTGCTGGTACAAATATAGAACTAGGTCTATCTAAACTGGGGTCAAAGTAAACTTTTCGGAAAGCTGAACCAGCTAAAGGTAATGAAAACAACATCTTTTCTGTTTCAGTTCTGTATTCTGACATTTCATACGTCAGTAAATAATTTAAGTAGTCTTCTACTCTTTGTGCCTGTTTTTCTTTTTTATCAGTTATCTTGCCAACAATCTTAGTTCTCACAGGACCTTGGGCTGGAAACATTTCAGTAATTGATTGCGACTGAAATCTTATAACTGCTTCTGAAAGCATTGGGTGAAATACTCCACAAGCACCAGACCAAGGCTGTGTTCTTTCTTCTATCTTTAATCCTAGCTGATCTAATCCTTTAGTGTAAGTCTCTTCCCATTCTGAGCGTGACTCTTTATCTCCGTTATAAGCACTTATTAATTCGTTACCTAGTTCACTTAATTTCTGGTCATCTATGAATTCAGCTAAATTAGAATCAAAACCCTCATCGCCAACTTCTCTGGCGTTAGGGTCAAAGTCAATTATCATGCCACCATCATCAGTCTCTATTGCTACTGATTCGGGGTCTTCTATAGCAATCGTAAGTTCTTCTTCAGGTTCTTGCTCTATCAGTCCGTCTATAGGTGTAGCTGGTTTTCTTTCTATCGCCATGTTTTCATTTTATACCTTAATAATAATTTGCAATTCGGTTATGTTCCAAAGGCTCATCTTCTTCGTCAGAATGCAATGAAATAAAACCACCTTGTCTGAATCTTAACAGAGCTTGCGTAGTGCTATCAACTAAATCGTCATGTTCCATATTTGGAAATCCCGCAAACTCCTCTATTGTTTCTTCTGCCCAACGTGTTTCAGGTGCCCAAACCACTCCTGAAGCAAATAGATCAGATACAGCATTTACTCTTGATATTTTATCATTTCCTCTGCTAGGAGTGTACTCTTGTACTGGAATTCCTATTGCCCTCAATTCAAAGATTAATGGCATACCTGCTGCTTTTGCTTCCACAATAAAGGCATCAGGTTTATAAGCGTTGTATTTTTCAAAAGCCATTTTCTTTAGCTCAGGAAACTCTAAACGCTCTTTGTAAGCATCTAACAGTATAAGGTTAGGTGCTAGCATTCCGTCATCATCTTCTCTATAAAAGACACCCCAAGTAGTGCAAGCAGAATAATCAGCTCTTTGATTCTTCATAAAAGCTGTATCCCAAGATTGGATAACAAACTCACATTGTGGTGGATTTCTTTCTTCCCATATTTTCCACCATTCTCTTTTTACCAACGCCCCTTCTTCTGAAGTAGGGTCTTGCTGATACTGAGCCATCCATTTACTATTAGGCAGCTCGGCTTTCAAAGCCTGTAATTCTTCCATTTTCCAGAATTCTGCCCACAAAGGATTACCTGAAGGCATAATGGCAGGAAGTTCTATTACTTCCCATTGGTCAGCTCCGCCACGTTTTATGCTAGCATCTACCACCTGACCAGTTAAATCTTTATTGTGCCATCTTGTCATTACCACAACGATAGAACCATTTGGTTGTAAACGCTGTCTCGGACCTGATGTATACCACTCGTATGTTCTATTGAATACATTTATATCGGCACTTGCACCTTCTTGTTCTGAATGGGGGTCATCAATGATTAAGAGGTCAGCACCTTTACCAGTTACCGCACCGCCTACCCCTATCGCAAAATACTCCCCACCTTTGTTTGTATTCCACCTACCTGCTGCTTTGCTGTCAGATTGCAAGCTAACATCTGGAAAGACTTCTTTATAATCTTTACTATTAACAAGGTTTCTAACCTTCCTACCAAAGCCAACCGCTAGTTCAGCCGTGTGTGCAGTCTGAATTATCTTCTTATCTGGGTATCTACCTAGAAACCATGCGGGTAATAGGTAAGAAGCAAACTCACTCTTTGTGTGTCTAGGGGGCATATTGATGATTAAACGCTTTAATTCGCCTTTAGCGACCCTCTCAAACGCATCAGCCATTATCTCGTGGTGTTTACCATGAATAAAAGCTGACCACATCTCCCCAACAAAGGTCATAAACTCATCGTGGCACTTCTCCCTATTCTTCGCTTGCTCTAATTCTTCTAAAAGAACTAGTAACTCTTGCTTTTGTACAGGAGATAGATTTTTTACTTTACTAAGAACATTCTTATTCATACTTAATATGTAGTATATACCTACTAAGTAGATACTTCTTAAATTAAAAACTTAATAAGTACCCAATAGGGTAGGCACTTATTAAGTAGAAACTGGGTAGTAAGTAGATACTAGGTATATATATCTACAGATTTTACCATAATGCACCCCCTTCACATAAAAATCAACCTTAAATTGAAAAAAATAATATGGGGGGTCGGGACTCCTATGGCTTTATCTAAGAAAGGGGGGGTTACTTAGTGAAAACTTGCTAGCAAAATGCAATAACATAGGGGGGTCTATAAAAAGTAGTCTATGAATGTGTGAATCACTATGTATATATGGTAGTCAGGTAGCTGTTTCTCTCCTGTGGGGGTGGGGGTCGTCTTCTGAATCTCCGATCTGATAACAAAAGGGGTGTCTTCTGATCTGCGCGTATGTGTGTGCGTGAGCCTACTGGTCTGCTTCTGCTTCCTTTAACAATGCAACGATCTTCTCTTCTATCTCTTCTTCTATGGTCTCGCTATCCCTTGCTTCCTTTATCTCTATCGTGTCATTGAAGAGCGATACTGTCTTTCCTAGTAACTCTAATGCCCTGACTCTTGTGCTGTCGCTGTCTGCTTCTTTGCTCTCCGACATTAGCCTTTCTAAAACGTAGTTCCTTGTACGAAGGGATGAAGCTACTGAACTATCCTCTTTCCTTTGTATAGCCTTATGTAAGCTTAGTGCTATCTTAGGGTTAGCTACTAGCTTACTTGCTTCTACTTCTACCCACTTAGGTATCTTGCCTTGCTTGGTTAGAGTAACGTCATACACTTTTGCATACGCTTCTTTATAGCTTCCCAACTTCCCCTTTATTATCTCGTCTACAAATGCTCTTTGCTTTATGGT